CAGCTGGCCCGTCTCAATCCGTCGCTGCGCGAGTCCAATAACCTGAATCCGGGAGACGTGCTTTATGCCTGGGCAAGATGAACCCCGTCTGACGCTGCGCATCGGCGGGCAGTCCCACGACGACTGGGAACGCTTCGAGGTGGACTCCGACCTGCTGACGCCGGCAGGCGGCTGGCAGCTGTCGGTCGGCACGGCGTCGCCGGTACTGCCGGCAGCGGTGGTGGCCGGTGCCCGGGCCGAGCTGCGTTACGGCGACAGCATCATTATGACCGGTACGGTGGATGAGCTGTGCCACGAGGTCAGCCGGGGCCAGCACTGGCTGGAGCTGACAGGCCGGGATGCCGCCGCCGTTCTGGTGGACTGCTCCGCCCCGGTATTTACCGCCCGGGAGATGACGCTGCAGGAGGTGATTGCGCAGGTAGTCAGGCCGCTGGGGGTGACCGCTATCCGCATGCAGGCCGAAAAGCCTGCCGGCGTGAAAAAGGTCAGCATCGAGCCTGGCGACAGTGCCTGGGATGCGCTGAAACGTGCCGCCGAGACCAGCGGCCTCTGGCCGTGGATGGCACCGGACGGCACGCTGGTTATCGGTGGGCCGGACTACAGTACCCCACCAGTGGGTAAGCTGGTGATGAACCGCAGCGGTGACGGTAACAACCTGCTGTCGCTGTCAAAGCGCACCGACATGAGCGGACGTTACTCCCAGACCACCGTACTGGCACAGAGTCACGGCTATGGACACGAAGACGGCAAGGCCAACCGCCGGTGTACAGTCAAAGATACCAGCATGACGCTGTACCGCCCCCGCATCGTGGTGGTCGGTGACGCCCAGGGTGATGAAGAGGTGCAGTTTCGCGCCCGCAAGCTGCAGGCGGACGCCCGTCTCAACGGATTCGCCCTGTCTGCGGTGGTGCGGGGATTCACCAGCAGCGCCGGTACGCTGTGGGCACCCGGCCAGCGGGTCAGCGTCCAGAGCGACGTGCACGGTATTGATGACGTGTATTTCATCATGCGCCGCACCTTCCGGGGCGGTCGTGGCCAGCGGCAGGAAACCTCACTGCTGCTGCGTGAAGACGGTATCTGGCTGCCGGATGCATATCCGAAATCCGGTCACCGTAAAGGCCATCGACGCGGCAAGAAAGACAAAAGCCTTCTGACAACCTGGGAGCAGGTCGACAATGCCTGATTTTATTGCACTGACAGACAAACGTATCCGCAAGGCCCTCAGCGGCCTGCGGCTGGCCTTTCGCGGCGTACTGACCCGCATCACCACCGCCGGCGGCGTGCAGACGGCACAGGTGGCCGGGCTTGCCGGCGAAACCCTGGAGGGCGTGGAAATCTTTCAGCAGTACGGATTTACCACCGTCCCACCAGAGGGGGCGATGGCGGTCGTTCTGCCGCTGGGTGGCCGAACCAGTCATGGCATCGTCATCGCCACCGAGCACAGTCGTTACCGCCTGCAGGGGCTGGAGTCCGGCGAGGTGGCCATCTATACCGACGAAGGCGCCAGCATCGTCCTGAAACGTAACCGCATCATTGCCGTAGAGTGTGACGAATGGCAGCTTAACTGTAAAAAGTACAGCGTCAACGCGTCGGAGTCCGCGTCGTTTACCACGCCGGAACTCAGCACCTCGGCGAAGCTGATTGCCCAGGGGCAATTCAGCGGCAACGGCGGGATGGCTATTCGTGGTGGTGAAGGTGGCGTTACGGCCTCGTTTGCGGGTAATATCAGCCATACGGACGGCACCATCACATCGGTGGCCGTGACCATTAACGGCGTGCAAATGGGTACGCACATTCACGATACTCCCAACGGCCCGTCCGGAAAGCCGCGCAACTGACCCTCCGGGGCATCCTGCCCCGGGCTTAGCCGCTTCACCCCCGTACCTTCCACGCTCCACCGCGCCTGCGGCATTCTGCCCGCTATGGACGCTTATCTCTGTCACGCCTTCGGCGATTACACCGGCAAACGCTGTACCGACCTGCACAATGCGGTCTGGCTGCGTCTGCGCATCCGCAAGGGCAGCTACTGGGCCGACCCACAGATGGGGTCGCGGCTGCATACGCTGGCCCGCGCCAAAGACACGCCACAGACCCGCATTCTGGCGCGTCAGTATGCCGAGCAGGCGCTGCAGCCGCTGCTGGATGATAAACGCGCCACCGCGCTCAGCGTTGACGTCAGCGCCCCCGACACCGGCTGGCTGAAACTGGTCATCACAGTGACTCAGGCCGGCGGCGATGTGCTGACGTTCACGCATCCGGTAAAAGTGATTTAAACGGGGATCAAATGGCACGTACCGTACCGGCACTCGCCGACATTACCGAACAACAGCTGCGGGATATCCGCAATCAGCTCCCCGATGCCGACGTTTCAGGCGACAGCGATTACGCCATCCGGGCGAATGCCGTCTCCGGCGTGGCGCAGGGGCTGTACAACGACCAGACCTGGATATTGCGCCAGATATTCCCCGATACCGCCGATCACGACTGGCTGGTGATGCATGCCCGCACTCGTGGACTGTCCCCCAAACCCGCCAGCCCGGCAGGCGGTCAGGTACAGCTTACCGGCACTGCCGGTCTGAGCGTTGCTGCCGGCCTGCAGTTTCGTGCCATAAACGGCAGTGTGCTCTACCAGACCACAGCAGACACCAGGCTTGGCGATAAAGGCGCAGCCACTGTCAGTGCCCGCGCCATGACTGCCGGCATGGCGGGTAATCTTGGCGACAACACCGCTGGCACACTGCTCAGTGCACCGCAGGGGCTGGACAGCACGGTGACCATCACGAGCATGCGTGGGGGCACGGAGGCCGAGAGCGACGCCTCGCTACTGGCCCGCCTGCTGGAGTTGATGCGCCGCCCGCCAGCCGGCGGCAACAAATATGACTACCGCCGCTGGGCCAAAGAGGTCAGTGGCGTGACGGAGGCTTACGTGTATCCGCTGCGGCGCGGCTACGGCACGGTGGACGTGGTCATCACCGCCAGTGGAGGCCTCCCCTCGCAGGAGACCATCAAAGCCGTGCAAGACCATATTGACGACCTGCGCCCGGTGACGGCCAAAAACTCGCTGGTGCTGGCTCCCGAACCGCTGAGCACCGATATCACGGTCAGCGTCAGCCTCGACGGTCTGTCGATTGATGAAGCCAAAGTGCAGATAACGCAGGTACTGACGGACTACTTCAACCGCCTGGCACCGGGCGAGATTGCCGTCAGAACCCAGATGGGTGCCCTGATATCTGATATTGCCGGCGTTGTGGATTACACCCTGACCAAGCCTGCCGGCAACGTGGTGCCGGAAGTCAGCGCCAAAACCGTGCAGTGGATACGCCCAGGCACCATAACCGTGGATAAAATGAAATGACCGGAAACGATTACAGCGAACTGCTTTACCTTCTGCTGCCAGACGGTTACGCCCGTACAGGTCTGCGTCTCAATGCCGAGCTGCAGGCCGAAGGCAATGCCCTGGCCAACGCCGAACGCAGCGCCCAGGACGTGCTTAACGGCATCACGCCGCTGACCGCCGTGGCGCTACTCTCCGACTGGGAGCGCGTGCTGGCACTGCCGGTCAGTACCGGCATGACCATTCAGGCCCGCCGACAACAGATTATGGCCAAACTGAATGAAACCGGTGGCCTCAGTCGTAGTTATTTCATTCGCCTGGCGAAATCATTGGGCTATGACGTCACCATCGACGAGCCTGAACCATTTCGCTGTGGTCGCAACCGATGCGGCGACCGCCTCTGGGTACCAGAGATTATCTGGGTATGGATAGTGAATATCGAAGAAGGCCAGGTGCCGGTCTATCGCTTCCGCTGCGGCAGCTCAGCGACGGGTGAGCGATTGATGTCATTTGGCCAGAATATGCTGGAGAACATTTTCCGTGATTTAAAACCCGCGCATACGCAGGTGGTCTTTAATTACGCCGGGAGTAAAACTGAATGAGAGATATTATCGAGCCGGTCGATACCGAAGACCATTTATTTCACGATGGTGACCCGACAACCGGCGCAGAAGGGACGATTGTCTACGCCAAAATAATGAACGCGCTTCAGGGGGCCACTATTGATATTCAGACAGAAAATAAAAATATTCTGGCTGAAGCAAAAATGACGCCTGACGCATCGAAAAATAACCAGCTGGTGACGGCTATCAAAGCTATTGCCACGGCCATTGCAAACACGGCGACCGCCAGTGCTATTCCGCCGGGTGTACCACTTCCGTGGCCGCTGGATACGCCGCCAGCGGGTTATGCCCTCATGCAGGGCCAGACGTTCGATACGGCCAAATACCCGAAACTGGCTACGGCCTACCCGTCAGGCAAGCTGCCTGATATGCGCGGCTGGACCATTAAGGGCAAACCGGAAAGCGGTCGAACCGTCCTGTCTGTGGAGCAAGATGGCGTTAAATCCCACGCACACAGCGGGTCGGTCAGCAATACCGACCTGGGCAGAAAAACGACCAGTGGTTTCGATTACGGCTCCAAACAGACCACCAGTTTTGATTATGGCAGTAAGGGCACAGACTCACAGGGCGCACATAACCATGCGTTCCCTTTCAATCCCTGGAGCGGCCATGCTAATGGAGGTTTGTCTGCCGGACAAAGAACAAATGGATCTTTGTCAGTGGATAGATCGTCTACCGATGGGCAGCATATCCACACCGTCTGGATTGGCGCTCACGATCACTGGGTCTGGATTGGGGCACACGATCACTTTATCGATATGGGGGCGCATGGACATAGCGTCACCAT